GTCCGCGTTCCTACGTTGCCCATTTGCCCCCTGCGCATTGATCACAGCCACGATGTTTGGGATGTCCTCCGTGGTTACCTTGCCTCGGCCTGAGTCATTGACCGTGACGGCCCTGCGGCGCACCGTGTAGCGCGAGACCAGAAGTGGACTCGACAGCACGATCAAACCTGGGTCAAGCATCGGCATGGTCTATCGCTCCCGAACGAGATACGTGATTGAGGACCGTAGCTGTCCACTCACAATTAATGGCCTCGTCCCCTTGAATCCACTTCTACGTCGCGCGGCGAGCGTGGCCGGCTTCAACTCTTCGAAGGGTCCATCGGTGATCTTGTTGCGAATGGCGCTCTGGGCGATCAGGCCAACCGCGTTGAATCCTTTGTCGATCGCTGCGAGGTCTCCATCCAGCGCTGCTCTGCCGGTTGCGGCCATGGCTTTCGTGATGCGGTCCTGTGCGCTCAAGATCCCGGGCTCCATGAATTCGCGTGCGGGGATTTTGTTCGCCGGGCTCCCGAAGTTTTGGATATAGGCCAGCCTCGCATTGTTGATGCCGTCTGTGTCGGTTCGGGCGTTCGATCCGTTGCCGGCCATCGGAGGCCGCGGCGAATCGTCGGCGGGCACGCCTACCAGAATCTCGCGAGCGTCGAGCGCCTTCAGCGCAGCCATGAGCGCCGATACCGTGTCAGTCGTCATCGTCAATTTGATGGGGATGAAGATGTGGCCTCCAAGGCAAATCCGATGTCGGAAGTATCGCCCGTAAGCGCGTACCGGTCTTCGAGAGCCTTCAGCACCGCGAGCAGTTGAGGGATCGTCTGTACCGCTATATTGACGTTCACATTAATAATGATTGGCCTGTCCATCAGCGCCTCCACCCCGGTCCAACGCTGATGTAAGTGCAGCCGCCCATATTCGATCCCTGCATGTTCCACGCCAGCGAATCGAGTAGCGCGAAGAATCCACTGCAGCACGAGCCTGAGTTAGCTCCCATCTGGACCGGCCCGGCGCCGAACATATTGACCAGCCACATCAGCCGTGTGCCATAGGTGGTGAGATTCCAGTGGCCAGCATCGGGAACCAGCGCGTTCGCGGTGTCGTAACTGACATTCACCGCTCCGGCCGCTTCGCTCGAAACTGCGCCGCGATTGATTCCCGGGATGCCGCCCGCCGTCGCCCCCGCCGCGGCCCAAGCCTCAAGCGCCACATTGTGGGCAACGAAGAGCATCATCGCATTATTGAGCATGTTGCCCCAGCGCGGAGTATTCATCAGCAGCGACGCCATCGATGCCCAGAAGTTGATACCGCCGGCAGGGAAGCTCTCCGGGTTTCCGAATTCCGGAAAGGCCGCGATGAACGCTCCGTAAGTAATCGGCGTGGCTGGATTCATAGTTCTGTTTTATCACTCCCCCAAAACAGCAAGGCCCACGCCGAAGCATGAGCCTTTACTGCCGAGCCCTCCGTCTGCTGGGTTAGGTCGAGGTCGGGGTTGCACCGAGCGCGCCTGCCGCGGCGTTGCCGGGCTGGGTTGCGCGCGCGGTGATGGGATTCGGAACCGCTTGCTGGGGCGCGTAGCGCGTGACGCCATTGTTGACCAGGTAGGGATGATCGGCGATCGGATTGCCCGCACCGTCGTCGATGGGCACTTCCTGAATGCCGGCCTTGAAGTCGATGATCTTCGCGTGGGTCACCGTAAGGCGGACCGCATGGGGGAAGGTCATGGTAACTGTGGGAACCGGATTGCCGTTCGCGTCCTTGAACAGAACCTGCGAGCCCGCCAGAATCACCGGTGCGGCGACGGTGTGAACCTGCCGGCCTGCAGCTCCGGGACCCGGGACACCAGCGGCAACCGGAGGGTCTGCGGCACCAACGGGAACATTGGCGGGAATATTCACTGGAGGCGGGGCGGCTGCGCCAACCGGTGGAGCTTCGAGGTTCGCTGCAGCCGTTGCGGGGGTTGGGGGTGACGCTGCGGACGTTGTGGCGGAATCGTTATCGTTGATGAGTTTCATGAGGCTCCTGTGCTGCAGTGAGATGTTAGTACACTGACAGCTTACTACAAATTCCTTAAATTCCGTCCATCAGCGAAATTGTGTTTGCGTATGGCAGCTCTACTCCGCCCATCTTGTGGTAGTAGTACCACTTGTGCCACAATCCCTCAAATTGTATGGGTGTTCTTGCTTGGGTCGTCTTGGGGAACCGCAGGAACTTGTAGTTCTTGGTGTAGGTCAGCATGCGGTCGACGGTGCCCGGAACGAGGATGGTTCCACCCGAGCCGGCACCGATGCCCCACTTGCAGGATTCGATGGTCAGCTTGCCTTCGCCCAGAAGGTTGTACTTCTCGACATACGCCTTGATGGAGATGAGGCCAGAGGCCGTCGCAACCTTCGCGAAGGAGATCAGCGCGAACTGTGCCGGGGGAAGCAGGATGCGGTTCGGCTTCACAGAGAAGCCGGAGGCATACCAGGCACTGTAGATGCCCTGGTTGATGTCGGCCAGGATTTCATCGGGAGTCTTGTAGACCCACTGCGTAAAGCCCGCGGCCCCAACCGGGACATTGGTCACGTTCGTGATCGCCGCGGAGTTGTACATCCCGCCGATGTTGAGCGTGAGATCGCCGAAGTACACCTGCTCGTCAATGTCCATCTGGCGCTTGAGTTCCATCGCGTCGACCTTTTGAGAGTCGACGGGACGGCCAAGTTGCGCCGAGGACAAGAGTTCGAGGATGGAATACTTGACTTCCATCGCCCAGACGTTGAGCGCGTTCGCGGTCTTGGACGTGTCGAGTCCGACGCCGGCGAGCTGGGTCGATTCGCGATTCATCCACGCCTTGCCGTTGCCAATCGCATTGCCCGAACCGAGCGCGCCGTTCGAAGCAACGGTCGTGTTCGTGAACGAGCTGAATTCATCGGCCAGCGTCACGTCCTCGCGCATGTCGATGTCCCGGCCGTAGGTGATGTCCACCATGGGCAGGTTCAGCGTCATGTCGAGGCGCTCAAGTTCGCCAATCAGATAAGCGCCAGTCGAGTCGTACGTGGTAGTGCCGTCGCGGGTCTTGCCATCCCAGGTCCGTCGACCCGCTGGCGTGTCAACGCTGCTCGGCTTGAAAGGAATCGAGCGGCCAAGCATTTCGCCAGGATGAACGTCGCGTGTTGAGAAGCGGGCTCCGTCAAAGGTCAGCATTTTGTTCGTTCCTCCCGCCCGAAGGCGTCTTTCTAAACTGTGGCCTTGCCCAAGGGCCAGATTATGGGCCGAATCTTACAGGTTGAAGTTCACCTGGGTTACGCCGGTCGTGTCGCCCGGTCCGTTGTACGCAGTGGCGGCCTGCAGTGCGCCGGTCGTGAGTGGCAGATCGATCGTGCTTCCGAAGGTTGCCGCTGCCTCGCAGAAGCCCAGGCGATGCGCGCCGGCCGAGGTGTCGGCCCAGATGTGAACCTGTGAGCCCTTGACGGTGATGGTGCCGTTGACTTGGATCATCATCGCGCCGCGGCGGAGAATGTCGACGGTCGGACCCTGCACGGCGGAGTTGCCAAGCCCGGCCTGCATTCCGCCCGTTACCTGCTGGGTCGGATAGACGCGGACCACGAAGCCGTAGATCGCCGTCACCGCCTGATCGGTGTGAACGATGGACCGGACGCCAACCGCGCCGTCGAGCACCACGGCCATGCCGGGAACCAGCGCAGCCGCCGTGTTGGGCGAGACCTGGCAAGGCTCAACCCAGCAACCGGGGAAACTGGAAATGTCGCCTTCCAGTCCCGCGGGCATGCGGCCGAGGAATGCCAATGGATTCACTGGGCCGCCGTCGCGAACCTTGAAGCGGCCAAGCATCCGACGCTGGGGCTGTTCGTCCTTGCCGAAGAGCAGGTTCCAAATGGACTTCATGTTTGCAGCTCCTTGTTCTGGGCTCGCGCCCGTAAATCTCAAACTTCACTGCGCTACTTCTGGGCTTCCCAGAACTTGCGGTTCATCTCGTTCTCGCTGAGGTTGGTCGGATCGCCCGGCTTATCGGTCGTGGCCATGCTCATTCTGTCGGAGGTTCCGGTGCGCTTGCCGCGCATTGCAGTTCCGGTTGCCAGGAAGAGCGAGCGAACGTCTTTGCAGTCCATCGTCCGAACTGAATCGGCGGTCGTGACGCGGCCTCCGCGGATCTCCGCAATGATGGCCGCTCCATCGGCGGTTCCGGCGGCGACGCCAAGTGCCTTGCGGCGGAGACCGCACATCGCGTCATAGGTGGACTTGGGAGCGGCCTTCGCGTCGTATACGGGGAAGTGCAGGCCAGGGGCCATGATCTCGGCGAGTGAGAGCGTGGTCTTGAAGCTGCCGTCGAGGTACTTCGAGTCCTTCGCCTTGCGAACCCGGTCTTTGCCGGCCTTGTCCGCAATCTCTTCCTCAGGGCCTTCCTCTTCGAGCGCGTCTTCAACCTTCTTCGCGTCTTCGGCGGATTCGCCCTCTTCCTCTTCGAGTGAGTCCAGGCGGGAGTCGTGGGCCTTGAGCCGGGAGTCGTGGGCCTTGTGATTCGCGTCGATCTCGTCAAAGCGATTGTCGAGTGCGTCATCGTCCCACTTCGTGCGCCCCTCTTCGGCCTCTTCCTTGGCGGCGTCGGCCATGCAGTCGAGGGCCTTCTCCATTTCCTCTTCCTTCTTGTTGGGATCGGCTTCGTCGGCCGCTTTACGAATCGCGTCCTGCACCTTGCCCCAACGTCCCTGGAGGGCGTCCTTGAATCGCTGCACTGTTGACTTCTTCGCCATTGTCTTTCCTCCGGTACAGCCACAAACTGAATCCCGGTCGCGAATCTTGCATTTCGATCCGCACCGGCCTTGGTCTACCAGGGCAACGTGATTGATGATGATGTCCGTTTGCCAGCCCTTGCCTGGTACATCGGGATCGTCTTCATAGTTCGCGTCGTACCCACAACTCAATTCCACCTTACCACCCTGTACAAGCTCGATCGCGTTTGCGTCGGTGATCAGGATGTCGGCGAGCAGTTCGTTCGCCCTGTCTCCGCTTCCCCGGTGAGGATTCAGCACCACTCCAACGGTGAGCTCAGTCCAGTTGTGCGGAGCTACATCGTTCTCGGGATGATCGTTGACGAGCGACTTTCCATTCGCGCTCGAAATCGTCTCCGGCCGGAAAACCTCTTTCTCTTCCCGTAGGATGTGAACCAAGCCATCCGGACCAGGCTTGATCGGCGTCTCGCCTTCCCCGTAAATTTGCTCGCCCGTCCGGGCAACGGATACATCGGTGCAAAGCAGAAAGCCCTCAGGCGTGATGGCCCGATTGGGGCCGAGCTGCTCGACCGTGTAGAACCGCATTGCCACGTCCGTCAAAGAAACTCCTAGAGAACGCCCGGGAAAGATCCTGCCGAGAGCTTGAGAAAGACGGTGCCATTGCCGCCCGCGAAAGGTCCGGAGGTAATGAATTCCAGATTGGTTAGGCCGGACAAATTGACAGCATAGATCGTATTCGTGACCGGGCTCTCCGTAAGCGCCTTCGTGCCTGGGGCAATCAAGGTAGCAAGATTCAGGGGATACCAATGGCTCCCGCCATCGTTGCTGCCATAAGCCGCGAAGGTGACCGTGAAGATGGGCGCAGTGAAGGAAGGACTGCTCGCGGTCGCGACGACATAGCTCCCGTTATAAACACCCTGGGCCGTCGGCATGCCGGCGATAGTGACAACTTCTCCAGTAGTAAATTGATTGGTCGCGGTCGCGGTAACGACACTCGCGGCGGTCGCCACAGCGCTGATTGTGGCGCTGGTCAGTGTGGCCGTGCCGGTGCCCGGCGTCGGGCTAAGGCTGTTGCTGCCGGTTGTGTAAGTGAAGGTTGAGGCGTTGGCCCCCGTTACCGTCACGGTTCCGTTGTAGCCGGCCAGCGCTCCCGTCAACCCAGAGATGACAACTCCGGTCTCGGAGCCTGCAAGTTTATTCGCTGCGGTAATCGTGACGGTCGTAGTGGTCTGCGCGACGCTCGTGATTGTCATCACATACGAGGCGGTTCCGCTTGCGGTGGCCGCCGAGGTGAGGGTGACCGGGAGTGAACTGTAGGCTTCGATCGTGCCGAACGCCTTACCAGCCAGAACCTGCGCGGCCCCGGTCTGCCCAGATGCAGTGAATGCTTGGGGGGCGTAACTGACATTGGGCTGGAGAAAGGGCTGCACGCTCGACTGAGCCGAAGCGGTGAAGCAGATGGCGGCGATGAGCGAGAGGGCGAAGACTTTGAATTTCATGTCTTCATCGTAAAACGTGTGTCAAGTATTGGCGGAAGGTGGAGGAATCGAACCCCATACCCTTTGCAGGTATCCACGGTTTTCGGGACCGCTCGCCATCCATTTAGCGGCACCTTCCAAACTTGGCGGAGAGTGCAGGATTCGAACCTGCGGTGGCCCTTACGGGCCACTCCGGTTTAGCAAACCGGCGCCATAAACCAGACTCGGCCAACTCTCCTTACATTGGTGCACCTGACAGGATTCGAACCTGTAAATCACGAAGGTTTGAGCTTCGCGGCTTTGCCATTTTGCCTACAGATGCAAAACTTGGTAGGGGAGGAGAGATTCGAACTCTCAATCTTCTGCTCCTAAGGCAGACGCCTTTGCCATTTTGGCCACTCCCCCAAACTGGTGCTCGCCGATGGATTCGAACCATCAACCAGCGGTTTTTAAGACCGCTCGCTCTGCCACTTGGCGTACGCGAGCACTAAAAAGCCCCTCCGAATCCGGAGAGGCTTTGCACTTCTAGCTAAAGCTTCGCTTGCTAGGGAGCGCACCTCTCCGCACTCAAACTGAGTGACAGCGAAGAGGTGAGTAAGGTAGCGCGTTTCATGATTTTTATGTTATCACACTTTTCCGAATTTCGGAAACTTTCAAGCGCGCTGGAATCTCGGCAACGCACATGCACTCCCCGTCGTGGCCTTGGTCCCAAACGCATCGGCTCAGAGGGTAGGGAGTGGATTGTTTACGGCAGCGCCGTTTATCACCGATCCGTGTTCGGGGGTCGCCTGTGATTGCTTCGAGGCGTCGCAATCCGATTTCCTGTTCGCCATGTGCACCCAGGTAGAAGGCGCGCATCCTGGCATCGAAGTCCGATAGGGTGATAGCAGAATGGGCTTGTGACACTTCCCGCAAATAGCTAACTGAGGCTTCATACTCCACCATGCTCATAGCGAGAATTGTACGCTACGGCGCGGTGATGCTAGCGAACTGAAGCAACGCTTGCACGGCATATTTGATCAGCACGGAATTCGTGTCATTGATCGGCAGTGGGGCGATGAAGGTCAACGTCAAGAGCCATCCCACGAGCGAAGCCGTGACTCCCGCGACCAGGCCGCCCCCGGCGCCAGTGTCCGTGACCGTCAGCGACTGAACCCCTGCCGGTTGGACCCCGCGCAGATCGAGGCCGAAGGTCGGCGCCGAGAGGTCGACAATGATGGCGGTACTGGTTCCATCGGATGTGAAATCGAACGCGACGGGCAAAATTGGGGTAAACATGCATTTATCCTATCGCGCGATACAAGCCAACGCCCGCTAGTCGCTACCAAAATACAAACGATCCACCTGCGTTGACCGTAGACACACCGATTGTATAGGCCGCATTTGAGACGGTTGAATCGAGATAGCCAGGGCATCCATGCACGTATGCGTACAGCGTCACTGCGGTTGTAACGCTGTAAGTCGTTTGATTTGTAGTGGGCGTTGCGCTAGTGTCGAAATAGATGTAGCTCCCGCACCCACTGGTCGAGGTCGAAGCCGTGATGGTCGTTGGATTCGACACCGCGCCTGCCGCGGGGCTGAATGTAGGTGCGTCGGCCTGCGGAGTGCCTGATCCAACAATGATATTCCCTGTTCCTGTCGCGGCGAAGGTCAGCAAGCCGCCTGAATCCGAGGTAGCCGTGGAAGGGGTCCCCGTGCCCGTAAGCGGGTAGGTGGTGTTGGGTGCAGTGTCGCCAACGTAAACCGTGGTGGCTCCACTAGCCGGGAAGGTCGTTCCGGTAAAGGTAGCCCGCGTTCCCATGAACATGGCCAGCGTCGTTCCTACCGTGCTGCCGTCGAACCCCTGCCCCGCACTCGACTGCACCAGCGCCGTAGCCGACGCTGCACCTGAGTCCTTGCCTTCCAACGTGTGCAGCATCCGGTTTGTCAACGCTGGGACTGCCGTATCGGTCAGCAGGTAATACATTGGTGAGTTGTTTGCTTGTATGTCGGGTCTAGGCAGTGCCGAGGTCGTCAACGCAGAGATTCCCGGCAAGAGCGACGTGACGTAGAGTGTTTGCCCATTCGTTGAAGTCATTTTGGCCTGGTTCGCCGTAATGGCCGGCTCTGTTTCCAAGTCCAGATTGAATTTCTGGAAGCCAGTTCCCAAAGTCTGTGCGGTGCGGTCATAGACCCAAGTTTGGTCTGGTTTCAGCCACAACACTTCTCTCTGTCCCAAAGTCACATTTTGCGTAGCTGTGGCGTCGCCGCCGTTATCGTAAAAGATGTAACCTTTGCTCGAATCCACCGCGCCATAATAATAGGTCGAATTGGATGAAGTAGCCAGCACGGTGTTACTGGACTCCGCCCAACTGTTGTCCATGATGCCTCCGGTTGAACAGATGCCGAAGATAACGCCACCATCGACGGAGCAGTCAAAGCTGGGGTTGTACTGATAGCCGGGAGTGTTCTGATTGTTTGGACTCTGTGCGTAGGTGTTGTCGTTTTCAGTTCCGTTCATGCCGATTGCCAGAGCCTCGCCGTTGCGTACATAATCGATTCGTCCACAGGAAGGCATGGAGTGATTGATTGTGCTGGTGCTGCATCCGAACTGAAAACGGGTCGCGGTGCTTCCCATAGTGCTGCAACTGCCAATTCCGTAGTAGCGGTAGAAGCCGCCGTTGCTGCTCAGGTTCTCAAAGTCGCAAGGGAGCGTCGTTGTATTGCGCGGATCATATAAACCAAACGACGTGGGATTGCCTGTGCCGCTAACCAAATCTCCATCATTCGTTGCAGAGGTCGCCTGCATGACGTTCGCTGCCCACGATGGCCCGGACTTTACTCCCTGAATGAAATAGTAGCCATAGTAGGAATAACTGGCAGCCTGCGCGTTGTACGTGTACCACTTGTCAATGTCCTTGCGCCAAGTCGAACCGTACTTGTTATCGTAGACTTCCATGACGTTGAAGAGAGGTATCTGGAACATGTATCCATTGAGCTGGGAGTCCGAGCCGAAGGGGATGTAGTATCCCCCAGGCGAATAGCTTGACGATCCGACGTTATAGAGCTGAGCAACCAGACTGAGCGCCATCTTGTCCCAGAAAGATGAAGAAATGAAACTGGCCTGCGGATCGGTCGAGGGATTCAGCTTGCCCGCAGTGTAAAGTGCGTACACACCTTTGAACATCTCCGGCATCGAAACTTGGGCATAGCCTGTGCCTTCGCTAGACTGCCCGCCGCTCATCCTTCCGGTGCATGTGGTGTTGCCAATTTGTATATCAGGGCAGATAAATGGATCGCTCAGTCCATACTCTGCATCAACGATATGCTGATCCTCAAACAAGGAATTGAGCCGATAGAGCCAGCCTTTGACTGCCGAAACACCGTAAGCTCCCACGGTCTGGGCCGTGCCGTCCGTGCTGCAAATTGTGGTCGTAGTAGGAGCACAGGATGAAACTGCGGGATCGTCTGCGGGGTCGAGTAGAAGCCCTAAATAGGAGAGCAACATGAAATGTTCGAGCGAGTAGTTATTGGCTCCCCATTCCCCCTGCGGGACGTTGCCACTGATGATTGTCGAAGTGTTGTAAGCCCCTGTCGGAAGTACGTACTCGTCGGTGGCAGCAACTGAATCCCCGTACGATGCTTCCTGCCCCCAGATATGCCCCACCTGAGCGATGAGGGCTTTGTCTGCACTGGAGAAGGAAGAGTAGTTCCAATCAATCGCTTGCAATTGAGGAGGCACCGCCCCTTGCGCCCGATTGTTCAGCGCAAACTGGACGCCAATAAATGGCGTGAGCGTGCCACTTCTGGCAACACACGCTCCTGAACCAGAGTAGGCGTTGTAGCAAATTTCGTTCATCTCCCACATCGACATATCGTGAGCATGAGCGGCCCAAGTAGATCGGTTTCCAACCGTGGGATCAATCAAAGCCATCAGCGCGTAGAGCGCGGTATTTATCTCGAAAGCGCCACCGGAGACACCATTGAAACTATCGTTGCCGTCAATCCAGCCCGTATCTGGATCGATTGTCCCAATCGGCCCAACCGCACCGCACCCTCCGCCCGTCCAACAGAACACTGAGTTGTAGTATGTTTGAGTACCTGAAAAGTTAGGGGCCAGTCCCACCGTGTAGGCGATGTTTCCAGCGTTCGCAGCTTTGGTTTGCAGGTCGGTAACGTCCGCTGCGGTAAGTCCGATGCGGGGGTGGATTCCGGCTGCTTGCAGATCGGGACGAACAGGCTCAAAAGTAACGACGGACGAGGCTGCGGTAACTCCGTCTGCTGCCATCGTCGCAGTCACGGTGCAGGCTCCCGCGGAGGAAGATTGCACGCCGATGGTGTTGCCCGATCCCACCAGCGTTCCGCACGTCGAAGACCAGTTCACCGTCTTATTCGCGTTGCCGGTCACGACCGCCGTTAGGGACTGAACGCCGCCTACCGGCGTGCGAGGAGTCGGAGGAAAAACATAGATCGCATTTTGAGCAAGCAG